TCCGTATATCTGTATTCTCCGATCAAATTTCCCAATGGTCATAACGTAAACAATCGATAAGGGTTCATTAAATATTCACTTCCTTTTGGCAATGCCGAGCTGATCCGGCCTATTACAACGTCTTCACGGTTTTCGTAAAGGTGTCCCAATATTAATAACATTGCTGCTCTCAATGGGGCCGGAACCAAGGCCGATGAAGCATAACCGGACACCCAGCGAATCTTTACATCATTCTTAAAGCCCCGTACTTGGGGCCATGTGTATCCGGAAGCGAGTAACAAGCTATTAGGCTCTTCTCCTTGATCTAAGATATAATAGGCCACGTCAAGGGTTTGCTCTGTCCCCGCGGTGTCATAATATTTTACCGATGTAATGGATATGACCGGGGTCTTTTCTAACGGATAAACAACTTCTGAAAACGAATCAACTTGCAGCTCCCACGTCTGGCTCAATAACGCCCTACGCGTATATTCTTCAACCATTTCACGGGCTGCCTTGATGAACATCGTAATCATATCATCTTCGGCCGTGTCTGTCGTTTCAATCTTTAGATGTAATTTAGCTTCGGCCAATAAAACAGGCTCCGCAATGGGGGGAGTTATTAGCTTCATTTCCTTTTCCTTTTTAACTTAACTTCTGCCTTTTCGGTTTTCTTTTTCGAGGTGGCCCGCTCAATGATTTCTACCTTAACAGGTGTCCCTTTTTCAATTACAGATGCCTCAACTTTTTCTGTATGTTTGATTGCAAAAGTTTTGATTACCGGGGCCTTAATTGGCTTTTCTGAATATACTGGAGAGGCTAATCCTTTTGCGATCCAGTAATCTGCATCTTCTTTGCTTAACGTAATCATTTCACCTTTGCGAACCTTCCCGGCCGATACTTTCGATATTACTTTTACCATCTTTTTTTAAATTAGGTGGAGTGGGGAGAGATCGAGATCCCTCCCTTTACCACGTGTATTTAATTACGATTTAGGTAGTTCCGCAAACCAGTTTTTTCATCGGGTTAGTTCCGGCATTGATCATGTGACTCGAAGCCCTTTGGAATCCTACAAATCCAACTGTGAAGTTGGCTGCGTAGAGTTCATTCAGACGAATCAACGTGAAGTCAGTTGCCATACGGATGATGAACTTCTTAAAGTCCCCAAACAGCATAATAGTTTCGCCACTTCCCAATGATGCCATTTCGTCATTGATGATATAAGGGCGGCCCTCGATAGTATCAGGCTCCCCAACTCTCATTGACGGCTGCCACAAAGGACGGGCATCGGCGGTGCCGATTTCCAGGAGCTTCAGGGCTTTCATGATAGAATCCTCAAACATGAAGGTTCCATTTTTGCGATAATCGGCATTAAGGGAATGATACAGGCCGACAATATTGTCACGTGTCGGTCCTGCGATCAATGAAACCTCTCCGCTATCCGAAGCGTTATATGTTACGCCCTCTGGCTGGCTCGACCCGGTCCCGGTAGTAAAATACTGGTTCAAAATACGGCCAATTCTTTCGGCTAAGGCTTCAGCAACGATCTGCTCGATAGGCAGTGCGGAGTCCTGGAGCAACTGATATGATACCGTTACAACCTTTGAATCGAACATATACGATTTCAGCGTTTGCGATGTAAAGGCAATAGCCTGAGCGTTGAATGTTGATGCCTCTGACAAAAGCTCTCCCTTGTTTGTGGTGTCGTTCATCATTGGCCAGGGAATATCGTTACCGGTATTGGTATTCAGGATACGGGCAAAGTTGAACATGGCGATATATGGAAGCATCGCTTTGTCGAGTTCGGCCTTGAATCCTTCCGGTACGAGAAAACCGCCCTGAGTGGTTGTCCCGACGGTTTGATCGGTACGCCTTTCAGTCAGTATTTCGAGTTCTTTGGCAGTCAGTTTCTGCTCCCCTTTCATTAGGTAGCTACGAAAAGCAAGACTTTGTGCTTCTTTCCTTTTTTCGGGATCGCTTCCGGTGGCTTTTTCAACCCCATCCATCCGTACTTCTTCCTCCTGATCCAGGATTTCCTGTTTGCGTAACATGTCCACCTCTTTCTTCAAGGCTTCCTGCTCGTCATCCAGTTGATTCCATCGGGTCATCTCCTCCGGGGTCAATCCTCTTTTTTCGTCGTCGGCCTTAGTGACGATACTTTTCATTTCACTACAAAGGCCACCACGTTTCTCCAACTTGTCTTTCAGAATTTTCATCTTAATTATGGTGTTTGGTTTATATTTGCCTCCTCACAAGGCCGTTTCAATTTCAATCAATCTCATTCTTTGCCGTATCGTTCCAAGATCATCGTCCGTATTTTCTCCTGGATCTTCATTCATTTCGTCAATTACCTGATCTGAGTGTGATTCAGCTTCCGGCTCTTTATTTTTTTCCTTATACGCATCGTATTCCGACCGTAGACATACCTCGTCGTCCGGATAAGCAGGATATACTACCGGGCTCAGGTCCCGGAGTAACATGAAGTTAGTGATTTGTCTCAGGATTGTTCCGTCTGCCTCTTCGATCCACTTCTCCCCATCGGGGGCAACCCGGAAGGCAAACGAAGTACCGTCAATATCCCCCCTTTTTACTTCTACCTGAATATCCCTCCCGGCGGTTGTGTCAGGGAGGTCAACCACATATCCTAGATTTCCACTGCCATCAACTTCCATCCGTAAGGTTCCGCTTTTGGTACGGCCAAGGATCATATTATCGTCGTGGTTTTTCAAAGCCCGTACATCATTATCCAATACGGCGTCGAAACATCCCGGCATTAACATCTCCCGGAAGCCTCCGAGATCCACGCTCCGTACATTGACCCTTACTAATCCAACTAATTGCGGTGTCTTTCCTTCCTCTGCTCTGACCTCTACCTCTGCGGCAAAAGGTCTTTTTCTTAATTCATTCATATTGCTGGTTCGTTTTGCGGTGCCTCATTCGGGTTTTTTATGTCCTCCAGTGGCATCATGTTTGCAGGGACTAATCTCTTATCTCCATCCGGTCCGATCTTATTCATATCTTCAAGTGCGAGAATGTCGTTAATAGAGTAGACCCCCATATTATTCATAATACGGAAGTATTCGGCCCGACTCTTTGCATCCCCACGGAGCAATCCACCGAGGTTACACTTAATAAACGCCTTGCCTTTTTCAGATTCCTTAAACAACTTCCGGTTCATCTCCTGCTCAAACCTGATACACCACGGAATCATTGTATGTGTCACAAACTCAATGCCCTGATGTTCTATATTATTATTCGTCGAGCGTTCAAGGTCGGCGATCATATGCGGAGGCACCCGGAAAATACGGGCTATCTCGTTCACCTGAAATTTACGGGATTGAATAAACTGCGCCGAATCTGGCGGTATTGACATTTGTGCATACTTCATTCCTTCTTCAAGAATTTGTATCCCATGCCTCTCTCCTTGTCCCGTTGCTTTTTGTTTCAAGGATTCGGTCAAATGTTTATAGGCTTTGTCCGATAGCTTTCCCGGATGCTCAAATACCCCTGTCAAAGATGCACCGTTTTTAAAAAACTCCGACCCAAACCGTTGCATTGCTAATCCAAGACCGATACTATCGGCTGCAATATCCAGCGGGCTTTTGCCCAATATGCCATCAAATGACAATCCGGGGATGTGGAGCATATTCATCGACTCAATCCATCGAACCTTCTCACCCTTATTCGAAACCTTAATGCTATATTTTAACGTCCCGTTTTTATAGAGTACCGGAGTTACCAGTCCGGGGTGTATTATCTTTAGCTCCTCCGGGATCATCTTGCTCCTGATAATTTCAGCATAAGCGTTACCCCATAATGTGACGTGAGCCATCAGTGTCTCGTAAAACGTGAAGGCGGTCATCAGCTCGTTAGGCTCTGAATGAATCAGGTTATAAATTGGGTGATCAGGATTGACATATTTATTATCTCCATCGGTCCGATAGACATGCTTTGGTATCGATGCCATTGTTTCACCCAATACACGGACACATGAGAATACTGCGGAAAATTTGAGGGCGGTGTCCTGATCAACCAATTCCCCTGATAGGGATTTATTCGTTCCCCAAAGTCCTTCGGTCAACCATTTAACTAATGTACTTATTGACGACTGAGGGTAATCGCTACGCTTCTCAGTCTTATGACGGGTTACTTCTAACTCTAAT